TTCAATCCTTAATTCGCCCGCCTCCCGATAATTCGGGTTAACTACAAAAAGTGATGCCTCTTTGTTTTTAATCCACATGTTCTTTGTGGAGGTATTCGGAACATCAAGATTATTAGTCGCATTGTACAGCCCTTCATGCTCATCTAACAACCGCTTTTCATGTCGGGCTATAAACCGCCTGAACCCTCGTACTATCGGGTCTTCATCCCTTTTTGCGGTTGTGTTTAAGATTTTCTCTACTATCTTCGAATGCCCCATGCCTTGCCGTAGCAATTCGGCTATCTGAGCGTCGTATTGATAATAGTCTATTGGTTTATGTGACATAGGGTAATTTTACCGACCTCCGTTATCTTTTGTCCTCTCATATCCGTTATCAATTAAAAATTTCGCCATTTCATTTCCAATCATTTCGACCTGGGCCTCATCAAGATACGGCTGTAAATAATGCGTGTATTCGTGAATCAATGTGTTAAGCAGTTCTTCGCCTTCAAGTCTGCTATCAATTTCAATTTTGTTTTCGGGGGTGTAAAAATACCCCCTTGCATATCGTAACTTTTTGTATTCGACTTTTACTTTTTTGGGCATGACATTTGTTTATGTGGTGATAAATAACAAACCCCGACTTAGACAAGTCAGGGCGTTCTTTTTAAACCTACCTATGCTAAAAGTTTTATGCAACTGCATTATTTTTATTTTAGACCATTGAAAAAAGCCTGAGCATAACCGGCAATTAATACGTCCTTATCCCGCCCGTTGATGATCTTCCGGGCGTTTATCCAATCGGTTTTTGTTGGGGTGAAATATTGTGATAGTTTCCGGCCTGTAAACCATCCATGAATCATACCTTCAAACATGATATCGGTTGCAATTTGTAAATCACAAGCCAATTCAGGATTGTTCAGCAAATCAATACCCAATTTTTTACCCGCTTTCTGATAGTTCTCATACCATGTTAGCTGAACGAAGCCACGTCCGTAGTATAATTGGTCGGGCGTTGTGTACGGCTTTCGGTCCATTCGGATCTTGCTGCCATAAGGACGGCCTTTGCCTTTGCCAAATTCAACAATTGGCTGCATCGTTTTTGCGGTTTCATGGAATACCGTAGCCAAACAATACGCCAGTCCCTTAATGCCTATGTGAGAATACTTTTGTTCGTATTCATCAATTATAGCATCAATGCCCTGAATCTGCTTTGCGGTATACTTTACAAACAGTGGCCTTACGGTATCGAATAATCTTTTTCGGTCAATCATAAATATACTTTAGTTGTTGGTCCGCCCTGTTCAATTCCGATATGTTCAAAAAATATTCCGGCTATGGTTAGTTCATCTTTGAATAGAATCGCATCCGCTACTGAGGTCGATACGGTTACTGATTTCGGATTGTTGCAGTCATAGTGAAGATGATAGCTAATTCCTAAACCTGATAGTATTGTTGTAATGCGTTGGATGGGTGTCATCGTGCTTCGTTTTCAGTTGTTTTATCAGGAATCAAACGCCCTAACGTCGTAAACAGACTCCAACTTTTCGAGGTTGGAACTAAGCGGATAATGACTTCATAAACCGCAATTGCAGCCGTTGTAATTGGCTCCCAATGATCCTGAATTAATTGAATGATGTGCATGATTTATAATTTTTAAGCGTTATTTAATTTCAATTTTGAAACTGCCTTATTCATGGCGTTTTTTAGTTCGGTGTTATCAGTTACGGCTTTCTCGAGAAACGGCATCAATACATCGAACGCTGAACGTATCTCAATCATTTGCGTTTGTATCTCCTCAAGTTGACCCATGACTAACTTAAACTCCTTCTGCAGTTCATTGTATTGTGTCATTATTTCATCACGTCCCAATTTAGCCACTTCTTCTTTTTTTAGCTTAATCTTTCCGTCCGTTTCCGTTTTCTTTTTCGCAAGGTCAATCCATGCCCTAACCGCTGCCCCGATTAGTAAGCATATCGTCGTAATCCAACCCCCGTATTCCTTAATTTCGTCAGCTGCCATGAGATTATTTTTAAGCTGTTGTAATTAAACCCAAAATATCATCTGCCAAGTCTTTCGTTTTTGTTTGTCCGTGAGCTGTTCCGTTTACTTTAATTACGTTATCTTTTGTAAGGATAGGCGATTTGCGCCCTTCATGGGAAACGATTTGAAAGTAAGGTGCAACTTGTGCATCACCCGCAGCGTAATAAATTATCGGGTCATGATATTGCGAAAAAGAATAATTTTCAGGTGGTGTGCTTACTCCTAATGCAGTACATTCGGTAATGATGATTGATACATCAGTATTGCCGTGCGCGGTCGAGTCGATGTTGTAATAAGTCATGATTTTTATTTTTTAGTTTATAATTAATTTTTATTTCCAAATTCCTGAAACTTTTATTTTCGGAGTTGATTGCTTCCAAGTCCCTGATACCTTAATCCACGTTATCGCCTGCTTCCATACGCCCGATACCTTAATCCACATTAGATTACCAACGGGCAATGCCACCAATGGCATTTGATTAATCTCGATTGTCGCGCCGTCAAATAACCTCCTGCTTGCCATGCCTAAACTTCATTTAAGATTATATTGCCTGATAAGGACTGCACCCCGCTTTGAATGAGCATCAAAGTTAAGCAAGCGTCGGGATTTATCTCTGCAAACTGCCCGATAACGCCACCCGTTGAAACCATATCTAAATCTGAACGCCCTGTGAATGATTCCATTGATAACACGGCTAACGGCTTGAACAGGCATACACCGATTGCAGTACCTCCTATTGATGCTGCAAGATTAATTGAATCAACTGACTTAACGCCCGTATCACCTATGGCCAATGGGATAGGTATTATAGCCCCTGTCTCACGGAAGCCCGTACTTCCTATTGCCGTTGCCGTTGATGTTTGGCCTGATGTGCCTGCCTGATTCGTATAACCGACGGTAAATGTAGTTGCAGTTGACCCGACCGTGTTTTGGATGTAAACACCTGCCATAACACCAACCCCACTTGTATATCTTGTCAATGCTGCCGTTGGTAGGTTAGTCGTTTGTGAACCTGTTATGGATGAATTAATACCGCCTTGTAAGTTAAGCAAGTCAACCAACACGACACTCAAACCCGATGCGCCAACTGCTGCTAACCGCGCTCCAAGCAATTGCAAGCTACCTGACCCGATTAATGGCAATGGCCCAATGGCTTCATCACTTGACTTGTCCAATGCAACGGGCGTTGTTCTTGTTGGTGGTGCTATTACAAAACCTCTCCAAGCAGCGGATAACCTTCCTGCACGACCAACCGAAGTATTCATTACAAAGTCTGCGCTTCTGTTGTCGCTTAACTTATTAATATATTCGTCAAAATCTGTTATTGCCATTATTTTTCTATTGTTCCAAGTGAGCCAAAAAATTCAACGGCGGTTCCGACGTTAGGTATGTACATCAATGCCAAGCAAGCGTTGTCATCAATTACAGGTATGCCGGGAAGTCCTGTTGTGTAATCTCTCCATCCCATTAATCCGCTACCGGCAACTGGAATCCAAGCTAACGGTTGTGCGATGGTTATACCGAAATTCCCTGCCGTTCCCGTTGTCGCACTTAACTGAACGCTCTGTACAGATTGAATGCCCGTGTCACCTGCTGCAAGTGGTATTCGTTGCATCCTCGTTACCTCACGGAAGTTAGTACCTCCGATGTTCATAGTTGATGTCCTTGAATCTGTGCCTGCCTGATTAGTGTAAGTCATTGTCAGGGTTGTGCTTGTTGTTCCGATAATTGTATATATCTCATAAAAAGCTATATTACCCGCCCCGCCTGTATTTCGTGTTAATGCAGGACTGGCTGGTGAACCTTGAACGGTTTGGGATGTAGTTAGCGTTGCATTTAACCCGCCAATGTGTAGCAGCCTATCATACAGAAGATAAACACCTGATACTGTTGGTGCAATGCTTGCGCCAATTAGGTGTTTATCCCGCCCTCCTGTTGGTGCTGTGAATGGTATTGCCCCATTCGTTGCAAGCGTTGGAATTGCAGCCGTTGTAGGCACTGCGCCTGCTGCGGGCATACCATCATAAATCCACATTGAAGTCCCACGCCCTGCTATGGGTGCTGTTACTGCTGCACCTGCCGTTCGGGGCACCTTATGAAAAAATAAATTTTCGGGCGTTCCTGAATTGCCCCCCGATTGTCGATTGATTAAATCTGATAAATCTGTTATTGCTGCCATGTTATTCCGTTTTCAATCGCATGGGCTCTTGCCTCTACGATTAGTTTTGCTAAATTGTCCAAGTTAACGCCTGATTGATAAATCAATCCGCCTACTTGTGGTAATATCTCATAGTTATTGTTTGAAACCATCAAGGCCCAATCACCTGTATCTGATAGGTAAGTTATGGATTCTGTTTGTTTAGTTATTATCATTGTTTATGTGTATTGAAGGTAAATATCACCATCTGAACCGCCCGTTGGTGCTGCCGTCCCTGATGTTATTGATTTCTGTTTGCCGTTAAATGTATTCCAATCAGTTGAAGTTAAGTACCCACTGTTAGCAGTTGCAGCAGCGCCCAATTTCGTTTCAATGGATGTTTTAGTTTCATCACCCGTATTAGTTCCTGATGTATTATTTACAACGGTTTGTTGAGCGTCAGTAATGTATCTCTTATCTGTCGAATCTGCTATGTCTGCTGTCGTAGCGTCTGCACCCGCACTAACCAAACCTTTTGCATCATAAGTGATTTTTGTTTTAGTAGCCCCTGTTATCGCAGCGTTTGAAGTAACCTTACCATCAAGGCCTGTTTTAAGTAGATTGACGGTTGGATATTTGGTTGTGGAGTTATTAATCGTCGTATCTTCTTTATTGGCTACATCTTCAGGAGTGTAAGCTAAGGCATTCTGCTTTGAATTAAACGTACTCCAATCGGTACTGCTTAACTTCCCTGTATTAGCTGCTGATGCAACGGGTAAGTTAAATTGATGCGTAGAACCTGAACTGTTTACATTGAAGTCAGTGCCCGTTGTGCCTGTGTTAATGCTTTGACTTGCACCTGTTAACCCATTCATTGAGGCTATGCCTGTGATGCTTCCGCCAAACTGATTAGCTAACCCCCAACCCGTTTCTTTGCTATATTCCAGCGTTTCATCAGGAGCAATGGTCACCTTCACAATTACATAGTTATTTGCGCTTACGTTTTTGCGTATGATTACCGTCTTCGATGTTGTATCTGAATTATAAATTGTGAGGTTAGTTACCTGAATTGTCTTTGACGACCCCGCTGCGGGCGTTATATCTACTGCGGTTGCGTTATTAGTAGAACCGTTAATTGATACCTGCGGTAATTCCATTCCGTTTTCCGAGACAACATGATAAGAGCAAACGAATGTCAGCTGCGATGTTGTGACCGAAGCGGTTAAAAGTATTTGTAGTTTTTCAGGATTTTGCAAGTACATATTATGATGCGTTTATAGCCATTATTTTACGCATAGCCGATGCGTTTAACTTCCAAACCGAACCGCTACCGGAAACGGTTATATCGCCTTTGTTGCCGTCTGATACGCCACCGCCTCCGGATGGAGTTGTTGCCGTCCTTATCGCATTTAGCGTATCCTCATAGCTATCACTTACCAGAATTACATCACTTCTATACATTGTCAATACGGCCCCGCTTCCTGATTCCTCAACCCGCTTAACATGATGACAATTCACGAAAATATCAGTATAGGAAGCATGACCAAACTCGTAGAACCCTCCGTCTGACATCGCTGTTTTAAAATCTGCATAGGTTGTGTCATCAACTAATACCTCCGCATCATTAGGCATGGCCTCCAATGCCCTGACCTGATTCGTTTGAGTTCGATCGAATGCCAATATAGTTGAACCCGCTTCACCTTCACGGGCATACGTAATGAACTCACTACTTATAGCGTACTCAACTGAATTTATGGTAAATGTGGCAATCATTAGTCTGTCGTAATTGTTACGGTTGTTTCTAATGTGCCTCTGATTAGCGTCATGCCTTCTGATTGTGCAGGAGGCGCCGCTGGGCTTTGCGAATCCAAAGCGTATGAACTGCCTGCTATAACGGTTCCGTTTTGGTTTGCGGTGTAAAGATAACGTAAAATTTGATTTACCGCAATTGTAGTCAACTTATTACCACTAACATCAAACGAAATGGCCTGTGTGGTGTATAACCAAATGTTATCCCGAATTGATTTAAGGTTCTTATTTGTCAATATAAAACCCGTCATTGATGGAGGCAAATCACCACCGATGTAAACAAATACGTCCTCAGATGGTGTGAAGTCAATATCTTCAGCATCACTTACATAAATGCGGGCTGTGTATCTCTTTTGGCTCGAATACGACTTTGAAGGCGTTACGGTTCCTGAATATGCGGTTAAATTTACCTGCGTTCCATCACCCCAAACGACGGCATAGTTTTTAGAGGCCACGCTGATTAGGTCGAATGATAGTGTATTATCCGTACCGACTACATTAACACCGACTTCGATGCAATACGGCAATACATTAGCCGCTGTAAGTTGGTAAGTGCCTGATATTGTCTCTCCGCTTGCTTTGCTATAATATAAATATCCGTCATCCGCAACGGAAAAGAACCCATCAAGATTAACGATATTGCGATGTACTAAGTTATTGAGATAATCCACAAAGTTAGCAGCCCCTGTGAACCCCTGTTCCATTATTACCGATGAACCGCCTAATGTGATTGTCTTAACATAGAATTGGCTTGTAGTAGGTAGCTGTGCAATGCTTATGGATTGTATGTCATCAATCACCACGCTATCATCATTGTATCTCTCACGCATGGTTAGGGTATAGTCACACAATGGATTCTCCTTCACTCTTTCAGACTCTATTTTGCCGTTTTCAGGTCTGGTTAAGTAAATGCCATCTATTTGAAACGTATCACAAATAGTAGCCCTGTTTAGCTTATCTGCAATCCATTCAGGGGCCTTGTGTAGATGAATCTGAAAAGACCTGTGAACCTTACCGCTAATCATTTCAAGGTTATGCGGTTGGTCCTCATAAACGTGATAATCTGCGTCGGGTGTCATATCGCCTATAAAACCATGCACACGCAAAAGGAAGTTCATGCCGTTGTTATACTTCACGTTCTGTGAGTTATACGAATTGCTGTACTTAATCAGCATTGAGCGTTCATGTACTTGCTTTATGTGTATAGGCTCACTAATGGCAAACACATCCGCCCCGCCTTGAATGTGCTGAATCTGAATGAAATAAACCCCTTCGGGTATTGTTGCGCATCCAATAAAGCATTCATATACTTTAAGCCCTGCAAATGTCCCCGTTATCTGGCTATGTACTTGCGTTGCATAAGTCCTACCTTCGCAGTCCAACAAACGAACAACATAGTTTGCACTTGTTGTATCACTTCCTGACCATTGGAATTTAATAACGTCTGATTGTTGATATGGCTGCAGGTAATATTCTTGATCAATCCAATCTCTGAGCATTCGTGATAGGAAGTCTGAATCAAATTGTTTGTTTTGCCATGATGGGTTAAATACCCCCAACAATATAGAACCTGTTGAGGTATTATAGGTGATGTCGGATTGCAGGAAGAACCTCACTGCGTTTACCTTCGGAAATTCAAATATATTTGCCATGTTAGTTTACTAAGTTTGAAAAGTCTGTGTCTGCCATTGCTATGAGTTCAAATTTGCCGGGTTGTAATTCTGCAACCTTTTCGCTCATCTGCAAAATAAAGCCATAATAAGAAGTTCCTAACCATCTGAACGCAACAAACCCATAAGGATCGGTTGTAATAATGGACAACAAATTTGCGGGCGTTTTGGCCGTAACCTTAAACAGAAACGGCGCAAAATATGCCGTTGATGCTGCTGCTAAATCATTAATCGTTTCATTTACGCCTTCATCATATACGGTAGGGGTAGCCCCTTCGCTTACTATCATTCGCACATTGCCTGCGGTATTCTTACCCGTTGTGATTAGCTTCAATTCTTCGCCACCTTGATGGAACAATATGGACCGCAAAAAACGCCCGTTTCTGTACATCATGCGCTTCGGTTGGAAGAAAATATTAAAGGCCTTGTCCTCATTTGAATATGTGCCGTTTACGTCTAAAAATAGATTTTGTATCTCAAAAAAAGAAGCCCCTGCCGTTGCGTTTATTGGTGTTCGGTATAGGTTATAATAATTAGTTGTTACCCCATTCAGGTCAAACGTGCCAGCGACGGCGTCCGCGTCAACATCAAGAAAAAACGGGTCATTGTCGCTGTCTGCGTCGGCCTGCTGTTTGTCGGTTAGGTTTGCAATAGTCATTGCAATTCCGAACATATCTGCCCGAATCTCACTCACCATGTCACGGGTTGCGATTATCTTTTGCATTGGTGAAGAAAATTCAGAGGTCACATTAAATTCTTCTTTACCATTGATTTCATCATAAACATTATTCGGGCTGCCTATCTTCAGTGTACTAAAGTTCAATTCCTTTAACGGCTCTACTTCCAATGTAGCGACTTCGCCTAAGTCAATTATTTGTGTAGTGTTATCATAGGCCGTTTCTTTTTCATCTATGATTAATTCATCGGCTGTTTTATCGTACTTCAAACACAAGTCCAAATGATAGTTCAATGCCTTGTATGCCTTGTTAAATGATAGCTTAAGTTGTGAATTTTCAAGCCTTCTAAGCGCATCCCCTGACGTTATATGAATGCGCCTATATGTCGTATCTAATACATTAACATCTGCGGTAGTTGGGCCTGAATTCGTCATCTTATCCATTAGCTGCTCAATGACCCGACCCGCAGGGATTACAGGAACGTATGTATCAGGCACAAAGTTTTGGAATTGCGCTTCTAATTCAAGTGAGTAGATATGAAATTTTGCGGAATTTGTATAAAAGAAAGTAAGCCATAAGCATTCATTCGGTCCTAATGCATAAACATAATCGAAATCTATCGTTTCCGTTCCATTTGCAGCCGCTGCGTAAGTTATGCCGTCAGCTAATGCATGGTTTTGAAGTATTGTTCCTGTTCCAAATGCTGCCCTCAATGTCCTTAACCTACATTGAGCCGAAGCGCCTGTACCTGCAATGGTAGCAATGACCAATTTGCCCTTTATTCGTATATCATAACTCCCCGTTGTGCTTGTGTTTCTCAGGTAGTACTTATCTGCCATTGAAAGTGATATAACAGTACTCGCGGCCTGTTGAAAACATTGCGAAAACGTACCGATGAAATCGTTACCCTTGTTAAATATATCGCCTCTGTTATATCCCTCAGTAATGAAAGGCAATAATGTAGGCATATTGATTCCATTGGCTTGGTCAAACAATGGAGTACTTGAATCATCCTGTGGCTGCTCAATGCCTGTGAATTTCATATAGCACCACATAGGAGGTCTGCCATCAATCTTAACCCATACTACATCATCATTGGTTTCAACTGGCAATTCATAATCATTGCTTTCGGTTGCCTGAAACTTAGTCATAAACCCACCGTCACGCATTGAGCATTGGCAATCGTTTTCAAAGTCTGTAAATGTTGCGAAATCGAATTCACCAGAATAAAAAGCGGCATAGGTGTAATCGGATTCGTTTAGCTTTTCGATGTACAATTCAAGTTGCGCCTCCGTTCCTTGTGCATAGAACTTTTGCCTTAAAATCTTTCTTGCATCTCTTTCGAATCTTAATGGATTGGCATAGGTCGTGAAGATTCCATGATATTCAAATCCACGCTTCCACATGACCTCCTTATCCGACCATCCATCGGGCGCATATTGTATCGGATTAACGGGCGTACCCGATGCAGTTACTACGATTGTTCCTGATGAATTAACCGAATAGTAATCATAGTTAGTGCCATTGTATGAACGTAGATAATATTTGAAGGCGTTAGGCTGCATTTATTTCACGTATTTTTTAGTCCAATTATCAAATTCGGAATTGTTGTTTATCACGACTGACATTTTCTTATCTTCTAATACCCTTCTTAGCTTTCTGTTTTCCTCTAATGTTTGCTCAAATATTTCCACCATCACATCCCCGTACTGCTGCGAAGTTACCGCCCCGCCTTGTCCTAACTTTATCATTGTAGCCTGTTCGACTGATTTCATTAGTTCATCATTCGGGATAACCTTTGAGCCTTTAGGTAGATTTATGATTGATTCCGTTGCAGGGGTTAGGTATTTCTTGCCTGATGGCTCAATGACTAATTCCTGACCTCTTTCCGATACAACTGCCAACCCGCCCGGCGCTGAATTAGTACCCTTTGCGAATTGTGGCAATGGAGCTGCAGCAGCTCTTGCTAAATTGGCCAATCCGATTGCACCTGTAAATGCTGCCATTGCATAGCTTGCAGGCGGTGGAAATGACTTCAATGCGTTCACAACCGCTACTGCTGTTGATGTAATGATGTTAGCTATATCCGCCGCTTTGTCCGCCCTTGCTTTCTTCCGTGCTGCTGCTATCCTATCCCTATCAATCCGTTTACGTTGCGCCTCCGTTTGTGCTTCTAACCTACGTTTATCTATCTCCTGTTGTGCTTTGGATTTACCGCTTAACTCAATCGCTTTTAATTCTTTATCATATGATGCAGTTAGGGCTTTATCTCGGTTTTCAATATTTGCTATCTCTGAATCATACATAGCCCCTGCAATCGTTGACCATATCTGGGCAGACATTTGCACAAGTTCTGCAAGGGTTTCTAATCGTTTTACCTGTTTTTCGTATCGTTCTTGGTCTGCTTTATCAATGCTATCAAAGAAAGTTTTTTGGTCACGCTCCCATTGGCTGATTAAATCTAATTCTTGGTCGTATGCCGCCTTATTTCGTGTGTATTTTTCCTTTGCGGCCTTCTCCATTCGGGCGTATAAATCAGCGTCCGCCTTTTCGCTCATTTCGCGCCATTCGCGGTCTAATTGGTTCAAGTCCATGAATTGTTGCTCGAAATCAAATCCTGAATCCTCTGTTTGCCCAGCTGATGATTGCCCCGTCCGCCCGCCTCCGGTTGTACGTCCGCCTCCTGCACCCGGCGGCGTTTTCTTAAACCCCATTGCCTGCGAAATGGTTAGCGAATCCTGCAGGAATTTCTTAGCTATATCTTCAAGTTTTTTACCCTCTTCCTGAATACCGCCAACCATCTCGTTTACATTGTCAACCGCTGACTCTGCCATGCTTTTGCCGTCACCAGATGCCAAATGTTTAATATCCTCAATAAACCCCCCATATTTTCCCTTTTCAGGGTCTATTTTTTCAAGCTCTTTTAGCCTTGTTTTTTCCGCTTCAACTGCCTTTTTTGCGGCCTCTTCAAGTGCAACATGGGCAGCAGCGCGCAATAATATCATCCGCAAATACTGCTCTGAATTAGCTACCAATTCACGTTCCGCTTCGTCCAAATCTTTGACAAAGCCCGTTGTTTTACCGATGGTTTCGTTATAAAATTTAACGGTTTCTTCCTTATCGGCAAAGCCTTTTTTCGCTAAATCTATTCGGGTGCGTAATTCTGTTACGTTGGTTAATGCATTTTTAAAGTCCGTTGAATTATATGCAGATTGTAAAGCATCCCCAGCTGTTTTGATATCCTCAGCTGCTTCGTTTGCTGCCTTCCCGGTGTCGAATATTTTGTCAGCAAATATCGTAATCAACCCAATGGCAATGGTAAATAAATTTGGGAAAGACAATATGCTGCCTGCGAAAATCTTTAGTGCTTGTGATGTACTCCCTGTTTCAATCCGTACCGCTTTGAATTGGTCAATAAGTATCGGTAAGTTATTGGATATACCTAAAATACCCGTTTGAACTGAATAAGTAAACGCCGGCATTTCACGCAGCACCTGACTTAGTGAATTAGTTGCCGTTGCATAATTACCTACATTGCGCTGGAATCTGCCTGTATTTGAATCCAATGTTTTTAAGGCCGTATCAACAAGATTGATTCGTTTTGCCAATTCCGCGCCCATTGGTGACTTTCTCAATGCCTCAGACATATTATCCCATTGACCCCTGAGCCTGATAAGTTGGGCGTTCATCTGCTTAACACTACCTTCAGTCGCAATCATCTCCTTTGCTGCGTTTTTGTTGGCCCGTGTGTTTTCTTCAATCTGAACCTTTAACAATGCCAACTCCTTCCCCTGTTCAGAATTCGTAAAAACTAACTGTCTTTGTGCCGCTTCTAACTTAGCCGTTTCCGATGCGGCCCGTTTTATCGTATCCGTTACCTCTTTTATCTTTTCAGACCCTTGTAATGCCGCATTGAACAACTTAACCGCATTTGCATTGCCCTCAAATCGTTTGAGCAATTCAGATAGGCCTTTGTCCATCTTTGCGACTTGGTCAAACGCCTCCTTACTGATTATATCATCAATCCTTTCCGCCATGTCGCTTGTTTAATTCGTTTTCAATATCTTGTTTCACTTGGCTTAGTACCTCATCAGAATGAACCTTATACCACATATCAAGATTGGCCTTTTGAAGCAAACGCCTAATTGCCATCATAAGTAGAACGCCTATGACAATCCCTATGACAATCCCGATTAAAATATATATAATACTACCCATGTTGTATTTTTTTTAATTGTGCTTCACAATATGCCTTGTACCGATTGATATAAATGCAGTATTGCAACAATGATAAATCCTTTTCGGAAATGTTGAACTTGAAGGCTTCGCTCATATCTACCAATGAGCCAATAAAATATTCCCTTGTATAACCACTACTCTTTTCACCGTCCGATTTGTTTACTGATTCAAATTCCAAAATCAGTTTTTCTAACTTCCTAAAATCGTACTTATAATTCGCTACAAAAATACGTAAAACCTCATTTACATTCGAATAATTATATGGCTTTTTTGGTAGATTGTACCCGAATTTATACAACTGTTCATATAACCCCTCTGTTGGGTATAGCTTGAAGGTTTCAATGATACATTCAGCACTTACGACCCTGTTTTGTGAGATAGCTATTTCCTTGATTTGCCGAATATGCCTAAGCAAATCCTTACCCCCAACGGCTTCGATATATTGCTCATAAATGGCCTCAAATGCCGTTGCTGTTTCTTCGTTTGTTGGCTTACCTGATATGATTAGCCCCTTGTAGTCATTGTCGCAGATGCAGTCAATGAATACGGATAAAGGAACGTCATTAATGCGGTGTAATAATTTCGTACCGCTCGATTCCTCTCTCAATGGTTGTTTGGAGTTCAGCAGCCCTAAACTTACCATCCTCTTCATCGTAATAAATGGCATAGTTAATACCTGAATCCATCGCGCGCTGTTTGGTTGTGTTATAGATTGCATCGTATTGTTGGTTTAATAGCTGCTTTTTTAGCCTACATGGTATGCAGCCCGGATCAAGTAACTGAGTCATAATCCTGTTTCTTTTTTGATGTAGGTCACAAGGCCCGGATTGATTATTTCGTACTTAACATCCTCCTTATTATCCGTTGTAAGGCCAAATATTGTAGCCCCGTATTTCTTCTTCAAATCAGGGGTTTTGCTATCAGTTGAAGTGATTTCATACATATTTTTACTCTGTATGTTCAACTTCATTGAATTCTGAAACCCGCCCTTATCGTAAAGGTCTGGATTGCCATAACCGGGCGATGGGTTCCGTTTGTTTTTCTTTGCTGCGTATGCCGCTGAAGCATACTTCTTTAGCCGTTTCTTCTCCTTATCAAAACCATCCATCAACTGCTCTCGGTTCTTATCTATGATGTCCTCTTTGCGTTCAGATACAATGCTAATTGCTGCCCGTTTGACATCTATTTTAGACCATCGGCGTTTTAGTTCTTGTATAGTCATAGGGTTAAAATAGTAGGGGCATTTCACCCCTACATTTGTTTTTTATTCCATGTTCAAGACCTGAGCCTCAACACGTGTAGATTGTGTGCCTGTTCCGACACAAGCAATACGCAAATACATAACCCTACCCCAATTTGATAATACTGTTGGAGTTGGATTTAATGACCAGATGAAATAAGCAGGAGCAGCGGATGTAACCTGTAAGGTATCGCATTGAATACCTGTTTGTCCGGCTGTGCCATAGAAATTAACCCAATTCGTTCCATCCAATGAACCCTGTAAGATTGCCTTAAATGTGGATGTACCTGAAATGTTGGTTGTTTTCAATGATACACGATAACGTCCGCTTTGGTTTGATTTAATGGCTGCCAATTGAGATGTCAAATATGTAGTACCTGCATTCGTTACGGTGTCAAAATATGTATCTGAGCCGTAAAGATATGGCAATTGTGCATTTGCTTTTTGGTTGCAAGCCGTGAAGCATAACAGGGCGATAATTGCGAAAAGGAATTTTCTCATTTTTGTTTTTGTTTTTTGTTATTGATTTTTTTCTTCTTTTGGTTCCGCCTTAACAGGATGGGTTTTGTCCCAAAGCAAATCCAATGTTTGAGAAGCAACCCCGTCATTTGCGGGGTGCTTCATAAACTTATCTTTGCTTTTGAACGTAGCAACCCAATCGAGATTGAAGGATACTTTGTCTATTCTGATTGTTTCCATACGTTATGATCTTGGTGTGGTAATTGATGTTCCTGCATGACCTAATACGCCCGCTGTTACTAAATCCGATACGTCACCAATGGTAATCTTGATAAGCATTCCCGCTGTTGCAGGATAGTCTGTATCCGCTGCATCCAATTGGACGTTGAACGTCTTGGTACCTGCTGCATAGGTTACGGATGTAACGGTGATTGCATTACCTGTTGCCACGTTCTGAGCGCTGTACAATGATGCCGTTGCTAATTCAGTTGAATAAGTATCAGCAAGATTTGTAGCCCCGCAGCCGTCATTGATTTGCAACTTAACCAAACCGCCCGCCGTCATTGCAGTGTGGACAACGATTTCAGTATCTATCAATGAATTCAATTCATACAACAGATTCACGGATTTGTCAAATGAAACGATACCCCATGAGTTGTTGAACTCATCAGGATTCTGCATTGCAAAGGTGACGTAAAACTTAGAATCAGCTGCACCGGTATTGAGTTTGAAGTTTGGCACGTCAATCATTTCCAATGTGAAGCCCTTGAACTTATTGTCAGCGGTTTTAACGCCTAATAATACGTTGTTTTGGGTGTCCACATAGATAACATCGAACAAATCCTGTTTGTTATCCAATGAACTGATTTTTTGATGCAAACAAGCACCGCCTTTGATGTACTCGAATGTGTACGAATATTTACCATTTCGGATTTTACGATTACCTCCGTAAGGTGTGGCCTCATAAACCCCCTCAGATGATTTATCTTCCATACCAACGAATGTCTTAATGAGTTGGAAGCGGTCCGCTTGCACGTCCTCCGCTAACCCGTCCTGAACATTTGTAAGCATATCGGATATTTGAGCCGTTGAAAACTCATAACCTCTCGGTACAAGTAAAACGCCTTCGATAAGTCCGGGCGTGTAGTGGCATGAAGTGAATCCGGTATTGGATACACTCGCTATGCAGCTAAACGCATTTAATGAATTTGGCATAATTTTTTATTTTAATTGATTGTGTAAATGATTGTTGAATTAATTGTTCTGTTTGAAACTCTTATTTTTTGTTTGTACGACTGAAAGCTACCTGAACGGCTTGCGATGTACTCATTATCTACGTCAAGTGATTTGATTAGCCCGTTTATTACATGAGAATAACCCGGATCAACGTCATTATTGGCTAAGTAATCAAACGCGGTTAGGTTGTACTCCGTTGACTGCACATTGCTAATGGCTGTGAACTTAGGAACCGATAATGTTATCGGGTTTAATTCAAAGCTGTTCGACATTGCAGCCACCACCTTACCTGATTGAACCTTGAACCAAAAGCCCAAACGTGTGCCGGGTATAACCCCGTCATCAAGCTTGACATATCCGACATACTCGCCATCTGCATACGCAGATACGCTGAACGTATAAGGTTGGCCAACATAGGCCGTTACATCGGTTGCAAACACGCCATTGCCCTTATCAAGAAAATAATAAAAGATAGGAGCTATATTGCCCACATCAATCAGTTCACCTTCAAACTCGATTGTAATCTCATCGCCTGAATACGTTACATCAATGCTTGTAACTGCTGAGTAAAACAACAACTGAGGCAATGACGGCACAACCCATGATTGAAGCGTACACATATTTGGCAATACAGATAACTCAAGGTCTTTAATCCAAATGCCATCCACTACATCGGGCAGGATATACGCTATCTTGCCCCCACCTGATTCTTCACCCATGTGTAAGTCATCAACCTTTACATGAGGAACGCCCCTGCTATGATACTTCCTGAAGTAATTACTTGATTCAACAACGGCCATAAATTCCGCGTAAATCGGGTAAAGAATAGGTAAGTAGTTTTGCGTGTAACGGTCCTCACTATACATTGAGTTCTCACTCTCGGTGCATATCAAGAAGGTAAGCGATACATCAAGCGAATCCTTCCCGCTTACTTTTCTTTCATCAAAGGAATAAATCAGGGCTATGAGCGGGTATTTAACTTCCTTATTCCCTTCTGATTTATCTTTCGATGCAAGACGTTGGCGGATGTGATTATAAGAGCCATACAAAAACTGAACATCACGCCCTAATTCAGTGCGAAGATTTGCGCTGACATCCGATACTATCTTTTCAAATAGCGATGGAATAGAAACAGGTAATTGTTCGTATGTATGTGCCATTATATACCGATGTTGTTTTGTTTGATAAAGAACCTTTCGGGCTGATTGCCTGTAAATCCTGCGTAATCGGGATAGTCCGCCTTGTTTTGATAAATAAAATCATCAAGAATTCTATTTAGTTCCACCATGCGATTCCATGCCCTTACGGATGTCTTTACGATGCTTACAGGTGTCGCATTTTCAGGAAGTTGGCGTATAACACCAACCCCTGAGTTGTGCGATTTTAATCCAGTTAGAATCTTCGTAAAAACATAGTTAGCTATCGGGCTTTCTTTTTCCGAATTAGCTAACCCCCGCCACTTATTCAATAACCCATTTGAGTCGGTGAATTCAGCACCCTTCCAGATGTCATACCAAATGCCAGACGTAGGGTTTGATGCAATGGCAGCGGTTAAGTCCTTTGCCATTTTATACCCTAAGAAGTCAACAAGGTAGTTATCTTCATGGATAGCCGTCATCTCGATGTAGTACTGCCCCTCAGACTTTGAATCGTCTGTGTTTGGCAGTATGTTATCACCAACAAAATATGAGTTATCGATTATCGTAGCCATACGGATTTACTTTTTTACATGACCTTTTGCAATCAAGGTATCAGCAGTTTCAGCGTTAAGAGTGTATTTTTTACCCTCTTTGTATTTATCCTTTTTGCCTGTTCCTATTACGATAACAAAGCCTTTAGGTGCTTGTACTGCTTCTTCCTGTTTTGCGGGTTCTTGTGTGTGTGTTGCTTTCGCCATACTATTTAAGATTAAGGAGTTTCAAGTGCTGCAATAGCGTTTGTGATGTTTGAAGCGTAAACAATAGCTGCTTTGTCGTTCTCTTTCACATAGTGAACAGCACGCATTTCACCTAAGATGGTAACTTGGTTTTTAGTGAAGTTATCGCTGTTCAAACCGACGCTGATATTGAACTCTTCACGAATACCCAATGTACATTTAGATGGGTCAAGGATGTAGGCTTCATTAGCAGTTACGCCGTTGTTTTCTACAACCAACAGACCGGCAGAGGTCATCAACCCGCCCGGAACATCGGTAGCATAACGACCGTTTTTGTCTTTCACCATGCGAAGCAAAGCAACGTCATTCGGGTTCATCAATGCAACCGTTGCGTTATAGTTTGATTTAGCAACCTGAGCCTTTGCAGTCACAAGGAAGTCAAAGATATTGGCGTTCTCAATCAGATCAGTAAATCCGGTTGTTGCATAAGCAGTTGCGTATGTTTCAATACCTTTCAAGTTCGGGCTTGTACCGCTACCTGTTAAGATTTGCGAATCCAATTCTAATTCAACCAATTCGCGTAATTCATCATTGATGATTGACTGCAAGTATGGCAAATCAGCAAGGGCCTGTTTTGTAACGGTTACATAAGAAGCAACGGTTTCAACAGGTAACTTACGCTCCACCAAATTGAAATCGGATTGTGACTTAGCATTACCTTCGGTCTGCATACCTGCACCACCTTCAGGGGTTGCTTTGTCAAACCAGCTGATATATTGGTCTGCAATCGGACGGGTACGGATTAATTGGCGCAAGAACGGCGCACGACGGGCAAATTGGCCCACATTCGGATCCCATGAAGAAATCCCTACAAAGCCGCCTGAGTAGTTAGATGAACTCATGTTAGCCACGTCCTTGTTTACGATTGACATCTCAACCGATTGACCGGGCTTCCAATTCTTCAATTGCTCGATGTGCTGACCTAATTGTTTGCTTACTTGGTCCGAAAATGTTGGTTCTTTGTAGTCACGTTGTTTCATGGCCTGCAATTCTTCGATTGCAATACCTTGAGCCTTCAACGTGTCTGTTAAAGAGTCCTGAACGGCTTTAGTTTCCGTTTTGATTGATTCGGTTAATGCTTCCACCTTTGAAGCAAATTCTTGATTGTTTATCATCCCGTTTAATTTATCGGTGACAAACTTTTGTGCCTGACCTGTGATTTCTGAAATCAGGGCTTTTTCTTGTTCGTTAAATTCCATTTGTTTGTGATTTTTAATAGTTAAAAAAATTGTGCTTCACGAGCTTTGAATAGTCCACCTGATTGGCAGTTGCCGGATCGGGGTTGTCTGAATTGTCATCAACGGATTCAGGATATGTTATAGGGGTTGCATCGTTGCTACCAAATAGCACCATACTACCCTCTTTAATTATTTTTGCCTCTTCTATGCCCCACAAATACCCCGCTTCATCAACGGCTTCTTTGTTTACGATGTCTGGGTAAACTGAATCGAAGTATAGTTTATTTTCAGCGTATTCCTTATCGTTTGAATTGATACCTAAACGCAGTTTAACGTATTGCATCCTTACGCTGTTTTGTATCGGGCGCTTCTGTTCAATGATTTCCTTTGCGATTGGGTTTACTATCTTATCCAACTCGATTTCATAAACCAGCGCCTCAGTTGTTCCAGCGTAGTTCTTACCCAAAAACGCCCATGAAACAACCTTAACCATCGGCTTCACATCCGTAGGCCATGCGATTATACTTGTTGTCTTTAGTTCATGGTCCATGACGTAGAACAACTTACCATCCTGCTCATTAACTGACTTAGACCAAATGCCGGGCCTATGAACGTCACCATGAGAATCATAGTAATTGATGGTATTGATTACGGGATAAACCGCAGTTGATTTCATCGGGAACGGTTGCCCCTTTTGGCTTACGGCGTCCTTCATCAATTCAAATGGCGCAAACTGACCTTTACTTTTCGATTCGTATATTGCTGCCTTTTTTATCGCTATCAACTTCGGTTCGTTGGCCTTCAATTCCTTGAATAGTTCCGCCTTGTTTGTGAAGGTTTTGTTCAGTTCCGGTATAAATATTTTCATCTTGCTTTAGTATTTCTTTTTCAAGTTTAGCTCTCTTCAGGCGTATCACCCTCTCCGCTTCCTGTTTGGTTAGTATTTTCATAAATTTCGCTCATTTGATACTTGTATCGGTTGCCGTCGGTGATAGGCTTTTGCCCTATCATTTCCAACATCTGATTGAATGTAATTGCATTCAGATTGAACTGCATTTCAGCGGCTTCGGTGATGGCTTTTATTCCTTTGCCCTTCTCCTCATTGCTTTCTTGCATTACTTCTAAATGGTCATAGGTTTTTTTAATCAGCACCTTCGAAGTATCCACTTTAAGCAATTCCATCAACTGCATACAATACGATTCAGCCATAGGTATAACCGTATCTTGATACAATGATTTCCACGCTGTGTTCTGATTGTTGAAAGTACTTCCTTCAAGTTGCAACAAGTCTTTCGGGTAGCCTAACCCCGTTGCAATGTCAAACGTGGCACGTTTATAGGTTTCATTTAGCCCTAATTCAGTTGCATTGAATGACATTGACTGCCATTGAAGGGCTGCGTCTGTGATGATGATTTGACTTTGATCCGGTTGGAATCCGTATGCATTTTTGAAGTCACGTTGTATTTCATCCCTTGCCTCAGTACTCATTGGCTCCCTATCAAGTTCACCCGCTGCGGTGTTTGCCAATATACCTCTCGGACCTCTATGCGTCATCATTTCGTTTTCCGCATTGTAGTACGAAATCAGAATTGATATTGGCTTGCTTAGTGGGCCCAATGGTGATTCAGGTAAATAAAAGTTATCGGTCGGTAATGTATTGGCCGTAAAGAAATACACCTTATCAGGATTGATAACGGTATCAAATTGCCCGTATTTAAACGTGAACCTATCAATCCAATCGCTGTTCTTCCTTACGTTATACGGATTCTTTCGGTCATCAATGACAATATCGCAAAACTGAGGAGGAAGTACCCACATCTCAGTCGGTGGAAATCCAATAGGCCCCTTGAAGATAACAGGGCAATACCCATAAGCGCGGGTATAACCTACGACTTGTGCTTCGAATTGCGCCTGTGTTTGTAGCGTGTTTGGTTTCTTGATGATGCCTTCGATGTCGGTATAGGCACCGCGCACAGCTTTACCCGATTGCGGATTAACCACTTCGGTAATGCCATTGCCAAACGCTTCGACTTCTTTATTGATGATTGTGGATACAACAGGGCATTCCTTCAATGCTTTTAGCACTCCATCCGGTGTGCCTGATTTCTCCCATTTGATAGCACCGTTTAACCAAAAGAATTCATAAGGCTTTGATATATCAATGACCCTATTTTGCTGCTTTACAGCATCTTTCTTTTTGAACAGATTTGAAAAAAAATTAGCCAATATCCACTTGTTTAAATGGTTATTGGCTTCTAAATACTGAGCCTTGTTTTTATCAATATGTTTTGTTTGTGTACCCCTTGCAGGACTTACACCTTATACTGATTTTAGTGCCTTTAGCAAATTTACCCTTCATAAGCAATTTATCACAGACTTTGCCTTTTAGTTTGCCTTCTGTGATAGTTTGCTTACATCGGATTTCATCCAATACAGCATTTCCGCTATTAGTCACGCTGTAAAATTAAACAATGTTTTTTGAATTATGCAAATTTTTTATAAATGTTATTTTCATAAAGTGTCCGTTGTCCGAATATTTGATTTGGTAAATGCCCGAATAAGTTGTAAGCGCCCAATGTTTAACCTTTTCATTGCACACCAATAAGACATCACATTCATTGCCAATGCCTGACTGCTCAAACTCATGCAACTTTGCCCATACCTTATCACGGGCATATTGCTCATAAAACAAAGACCTGGCAGTACCTATTTGCATTCTGGGTAAATCATTATACGGTTCAAATTGGTATCTATCTTCCAAAATATAGGAGTTAGATTGTATTGTGCTAATTCAGATGCATTGAACCGCTTTTGTTCGGTGATAACCTGTCCATCCTTAACATTCTTACAGGTGTACTTATCGCCTCTTGTGCATGATAGCAGCCCGATTGCCATTATTGTTATCAAGTATTTCATAATGCAAATATACATCATTTTCTATTTCTGTATGAAAATATCGCATATCTAAGCGCATCCATAGCATGATTAAATGCGTCCATTGGTTTGTTTGTCGGTTGTCCATCCACTTCGATAAACCTGTATTTCTTTTCCTCCTCAGCTATGTTCTTCGATGACCTTGTGTAAGCTATGCGCTTTTGTTTAACGTGTAGAATACCCGGCATGATCTCTTTCTTTTCGGCCATCACCGCTGATACCTTTAAACGCCTGAGTTGTAGCACATATTCTTTGTCGTGGTCGCAGTACATGACCTGCCCAGACTTGTAGCCGTTCTCTGTTGCGTGTTCCTGAATAGCTGCCGGGCTTAGTCCCGTAATGTAGGCGCATTCATGTACGATATAATCCCACTCCATGCCCGGCTTCATTACATAGACCTTAACAAGTGCCGTCGGGTCATTGGTGTATCCGAAGTCACAACCCCAAATGACATTGGACACGTCCTCCGTCTTAACCGAATCCACTACCCCGAAATGATAAACCGCACCCGACAAACGGCCCGTTAAGCCTCTGGCATAAACCTTCCATAGTTCAGGGTCTTGTATGCGCTCGATTGAATCCCTAATATCCTGAGGTAAGTATGAATTATGAACGTGCCATGACCTAAGCACCTTAACTGATGGGTATTCGGTTTTGTTCTCGATAATGCGTTCATGTACCCAAAACCGAAATGAAGGGTTGTAGTCTAAGTAGGTCCTTACATAGGTCCTCATGTTGGCTTCAAAAAAAAGCATGTAATCCACCCTTGTAGCTTCATTTAAGTACAAGATATGCCTCTTACCTCCTTTGGCTTGTTCAGCGTTCTCAAATGATTTAAACTCTATGATTGTTCCGTTCTTGAATGTATAGACGCGGTCCGATTTGTTGAAGTCCTTGACGCTTCGTTTAACCAATGGATTATTCGCCACAAGTTCGGCCATGATACGCATTGTGTCTTCTTTTAATTTCGGGACCGTATTACTAACCACCGTTATAACGTAGTTAGGTGCTGCCATTGCAATCGTCACAAGGACTTGCATAATGCAATAAGACTTACCTGAAGATGTACCGCCTTGATTAATTACTATTCGCTCTGGGGCAAATAGATTTGCGTAATAAAGCGGATCGGGTTGTTTAACAAATGGGCTATGTAGTTGCTCCATCCGTATTATTTGGGAACTCAAGTTTTAATCCAACGGGAGCAATGATGTTAAGTTGTGCAACGTCTTTGCCTTCGCTGTCGGTGTTGGCAACGGGCGTCACCACCTTACCATAAGCGCGGTCTAAAAGCAATTCGGCTGCTTTAATATCACCATCCAATGCCCGTTTCTTAACCGCTTCCAATATCTGCTCAGCGGTTTGTATCCCGTTCTTATCTTCGGTGGACATTATTTTTTTCATCAATTCTTTTAATGCTGGGATTTCTTTAGGCCGTCCGTTCGGGTTTCCTGATTGGCCTTTTTTGAACGGCGTCCCTTTACCGACTACGTTTTGTGGGTTTGGCATAAATGGACTGTTTTAGGACTGTTTCACTTTGAAATACAAAGCAAAGATAAACTATATTTCTCAAAACCAAACAAGCCCCTAAAAAGGGGCCTGCTTAGAAAATGATAAAACAACAATTGAAAATGGATTTGGCAAAGGTAATTAATAAATCCAAATAATACAAATCAAATCTAATACCATTGCGATATAGATTAGGTAATTGATTGCAAGATAATACTTTCGCTTCATCTTCTTTTCATTGTGTTCGATTACCGGAACGGCTGCGAAAAGTAGCAGCAGGATTGTTAGGAGGAGTTTCATGTGATTATTGTTTGTTTATTGGTTTTAACTTCGCTTCGCAGGTTGGGAGGTTTTGGTTGGTTCATACTTTTACTTTTTAGCGTTATCAATTTTGATTGGAATGGGGGTTAATGAATTGCTTTATACTTTTACTAAATCATCAAAATTCAACCAATGCAACCAACTTATGCTTTTTCTACTATCATTAGTACCGCATACTCGCACCAGTTTTCTTCTTTTCTTAATGGTATGTGCTTTTACAAAATATTCTTTCCATTTATAAATACCACCTATAACGGGAGTTATTACCATTTTTTCAGCATAAATGCCTTCACTTAATTCTGTTAGCTTGTTCCTTGCTCCAACACTATCAGCACCCAAATATTCTTCAATCATATCACTCTCTAACCACCAACCGTCACTTCTATGATACCAAATTTTTGGGTTATTAAACCCTATTTGTTCTGCATACTTTTCAAGTCTCTTTGCTGAGTTTTTTGTCATCTTATACCAAATGGAGCCAAAGCCTGTTGAAAAATAGGGTGCATTGGTGATGATGTTTTTTGCTCATCTTGTGCATTCATAAATGAAGCCATTGCGGTTGCAGATGTATCATAGTTAGAAGTGGAGGTTTTCGCCTCCAACTTCTTTTTCTTGTCTAAAAACTTTGCCCAAAGTTTTAAGAGTGTTTTGTTGTCCTCTCCGAACTCTGCATCAAGTTTTCTAAGCTCGTCCATTGCATATTCAAGGTCTGCAATGTCTGTGCAGTTACTTACTTTCAAGTAAGGGTTGCTGGTGATTTTTTCTGTTAGTGTCATTGTTTTATCGTTTTTGATAGTTCAAAGGTAATTCGTATATTTCATATACACAAATTTATTTTCAAAATTCTTTTAAAATATTTTGCGTCACCAAATACATATCTTCGAATGATCGGACGGTGTGGTATATCCCGCCACCGTCACGAACCCATTGCATGAAGTCCTGTTGGCTTTTGAGGTGCTTCTCATTCCGTTGCTTAGTTTCGATATAAACGGCCCGACCCTTGTACATCCCATGCAGGTCGGCAAAGCCCTTGTTTGTACTTGGGATGAAGCCAACACCGACCCGATACTTACCTTCTGATGATATGCGCTTCAGTACATTCCCGGTATAATACTGCCAAACCGCTTGGCATAAAGCATTAAAGTTATTTGTATTAAATGCCTTCTTTGATACGCCCGGTATTCGTTCCACCAATGTAGGTACCCCGTTTTCATCTGCTTTGTAAATATCCTGCCGTTTTTTGATGACTTTTTTAGTCATCAGCGGGAATGATTTCTTGAAGAATCCGTCCTTCATTTGTTGCTTTCTGCGCTCATTATAGAGGGCTTCGAATTCGGATTGGGTGATTAGGTTTATATCAGATTTGTACTGTTTTTTATCAGGTATTTCGCAATACTCTTTATATTGTTTTGTGTGCTCATATAAGGAGTCAATTTTAATCTTTTTATATATTTCAATCCATTCGCTTAAGTTAACAACAATGGTTTTAAATATCTCTATCCTATAACTTTGTGAATTATCATTTATTCCCTTTAGCATTCCAGATAACCACTTTTTTGGTTCACCTCCTGAAATTCTATAATCATCAAATAATTCCCGCAAATAAGGTACGACTGTTTCAATCGTGAATGACTCGTTTTTTAACAGCTCAATGGCTTTTTTTATACTCATATTATGATTTTTTATAACTTTACACTTTTTTGACAAATTTGACAAAAATTTGACAACAAGAATGCCCTGTTTATAGGCGTTTCGGGCGAAAAGTGTCAAATTTTGACAAATTTTACATTTTTTATTTTTTTGACATTTTTATTTACTCTTAATTATATATTTTCCAATTTGTAAACTTGACAAATCTTTTCTAACTTATTGATTTTCAACGCTTTACATATTATCGCATTTTACACTTTTGACAAATTTGACATTTTTACATTTTGTCAAGTTCTTTTTTCCAATTGTAAACCGTTTGTCGGCTTACCTCAAGTTGTGAGGCTACCGAGGCCGTTTTTATCTTCGGATTTTTGCGGTACATAGCTTCAAATATTTCAAACGGAGTTCGGCCTTGATTGCTTTTCGATACCTCTTTTATTTGGGCTTCATCCCGACTTGTTGACCTTATCTTTCGTGACATGGACGTGAAGTACTCCGCTAACCTTTCAGCCCCTAAAACGGCTTGTTTTGACACCTCCCTGATATTTACATCCGTTTCAGTAACGGAGGCGTTCAGGAAGTGCAGCAGAAGCGAAAAACGTGGGATATAAGATTTCATCTTAGGTAACCCGCTTTTAGCGTATTCGTTTATCTCGTCGCTGTTCTGTTGATAGGTAATCTTATTAAATATCCGTATCCACTCCCGTTTTGCCTCCTGTGACCAATTACAAAGCATCGGGACCACTTCGCCTTCTAAGTCAAATTCTACCATCTTATCACGGACTGTTTCGTACATAGATACAACAGACTCCTCATACCATTGAACGGTTACGGGATCAATTTCATTTTCATTGTATTCATCTACCCGTAACTCCGGAAACGTGAGCAGCATCCTATCGACAAACCCGTTTTCTTTGTTTTCTTCGGTGTACATCGAAGCCAATACACCCGGCTGTATTCCACCCAGTACCGGGATAATGGGCAAATCCACAAAAGCAGACTTAGCCATTTTTCGATTAAACGCCACCGACTTACCACTCCATGTACTTAACCAGAACTCCAAATCAGAACCCGCCCTATATTTGTTCATGTCCTTAAACCACCCGTTTAATTCATCCTTAAACACCCCAACCGATACCTTTGATTCACCATGTAATTCAACCAGCGCCTCCAAAGTGATGTCATTTGCAATGAATTGGGATTTGGTAGGTTCTTTAGCCTCCTCTGTGTATTGCTTTTCATCTTTGGTTAGCTTGCTGTATTCCTCAAACTTTTTTAAGGCTTTGATATACCGCTTAACCTCCCGGCTGTTTTGTTTCAATAACGGGAATATAATACTATCTATACTTGGTGTCTTACCAATTCCCGCCTGACCGACTACTGATATCCAAACCGTTGCTATCTCACTCCATCCTGTCTTTACTTTAATTCGCATGCTATTACCCACAATAACCGATAACATCCAAAGCATTGAAGCGCCCATGTAGTCAAAGCTATGGTTAAGATACTTGTTGCATTGTATCATGTATTCCTGAATTGGTGCCGGAAATACATCCAACGGAAAAGCCACCTCGCTTATATCTTCGATTTCGGTTTTTAATTCAGGTACTTTTATCTCTTTAGTACGGCTCCCGAATCCGTCCTTGTATAGCTGTGATGCCGACCTTGAGAAATCCCCGTTATGGTGCTTGTATGCGTATGCGCTGAATGGGCTGATTAGTTTCTCATGTGGGTAAATGGTTCCGGTGCTGAACAGATACATACAGCCGGAATTCTTATAAACATATCCGCTATGCGGACTTGTTGCACCATGTCTGCGGATAATGTATTTGTCGCTCAGTTGCCTAACAATATCGAAATCAGGCCCAATGATGTCGAAGATATCGGTCTTATCATTGAAGTCCTGCCACGGGGTTACGTCTGATTTCTCATATTGTTTTATCGGGCGCTCGGTTTCAATCGGTCTGCTTTCATCAACGTAATTAAACGTGGCACAAATGTTCCATAGTATCTCTCTATCCTGTTTGGTGATTTCCTGCACATCATTATACCCCAATTGGCTTATTTGATTGTCGTATATGAAAACATACCCACCTACACCTCTGGATTCAATAACGGCTTCGGTGTGGCCTTTGAGCTTTGCTATCTTGGTATTCCCCGCTACGAATTCACATCGGTATAGGATATGATAACCCTGATTACGGGTTTTGACCACAACAAACTTTCGGTCGAAGTCATCAATGTTATCTGTAAGGTATGCGTATAGCTCCTGCCAAAAGGCCTGCTGTTCAGGGAGTGAGTTAAACACCTTCAAGTCAACGTCTATGACCTCAAGGCCATTGAACCCGCATACAAGCCCGACTCCAACGGTCGCTTGCATTTCTTCGCCGTCTTTCTTAATGTAGCCGCCTGCGTATTGGTATTGTTTTTCAAACGCTGCTTTCTCAAGTGGTTTGTTTTGGCATGGCTTCCATGCATAGTTAGGGCGTTTATTTTCGCCAACCGTTATAAGGCTATACCCGCAGTCAAAAAGCCTATAACATCGGTCTAATGTTGGTTTATTCATTACTATAAAACTAAATGCCCGACTTACATGGTGATGGGCTGTATGTCATACAGGTTCATGCAGTCGAGCATTCAGATTAAATGTCGTTTGGAATCATTCGCCATCACACGAATTAATTGAAGTGCTAAGATAGGAATTCTTCAGGAATATTATTCATCAAATGTTTTAATTCCTTTGGAACCAGAATTATCCTAAAGTGTCTGATATACCACATGACAAAGGCCGTATCTGTTAAGTCATACAGATTGCGCCCCTTGTACTTGCAGTCGATTCGTATAATGTGTTGCATTAGAATGGCAGGTCGTTTTCAATGGGTGCTTGTGCCGGCTGTTGTGCTGGTCGTTGCACTTGTTGCACTTGTTGCACTTGTTGCACTTGTTGCATCGGCTGCGTTTGCTGCTCACTTGCACCGCTTAATATGTCAACCTTCCAAGCATCGAGTGAAGAAAAGTATTTAACCTCCCCACTTGGCGAAGTCCATGCCCGCCCCTTAAGGTTAAAGTGAACCCGCACCCGGTCACCTGTTTTGATCTTGTCTGCCAATTCGGTTTTGGCGTTTGCAAGTTGGAACTCATGCAGGTTTG